GCGACCGGCAGCGTCGCCGTGTTCGAGCTCACCGTTCCTGCCGCTCAGCGCCTGATCGCGCCCGCTCACAGGAGACCTGGTCATGAACAACTTCATTCAAGAGGGGCATTCCCTCGACTTCGTCGCCCCGTCGGGCGGCGTGGTCAGCGGCGGGCTGTATGTCACCGCCGCGCTGGTGCACATCGCCGCGACGACAGCGGCGGAGGGCGAAAGCTATGCCGGCTGGCTCGAGGGCGTCTACAGCCTGACAGCCGAAACCCACGCCACGACGCAGGCGATCGCCAAGGGCGGCCCGGTTTATTGGGACGCGAGCAATTCTCGCGCCACCAAGACGGCAACCGGCAACACGCTGATCGGCGCGGCGGCTGAGGCGAAGGTCTCCACCGCGGCGACGGTCAAGGTGCGGCTGCAGCCGTCTGCGTCGGCGGCGGGCGCCGCGATCGCGGATATCGCGCTGGCGGCGGTGACCGGGGTCGACGGCACTGGCAGTAATGCCGCCTCCAAGGCCGATGTCGATGCGCGGCTGACGACGATCGCGGCGAAGATCAATGCGATCATCGCGGCGATGGAAGCCGGCGGCGTCGTCACGGCCTGATCGGGGTCTGATCGATGTCCTTCGCCGAGAGCCGCAGCCGTATCGTCGATACGGTGTTTGTGCGGTTCGGCGAGGATGCCGAGTGGACCGGGGTGCCGGATGTCGTGCGCATCCATCGGGTGCGCGCCAATGACGACATCCGGCCCGACATGTTGCCCGTCGTCGCCGACAAGCGCTTCGGGCCGCAGGCCGGCTGGGTCCGGGTGCGGCCCAGCCAGGTCGCCGAGCCGATGGACGGCGATGTCGTCACGCCGGTCGACGGGGTGCCGATCACGCTGGTCGGCATCCCCGTGCTCGACCGCAAGGGCGTCTGGGTCTGCGAGGTCCTGGCGCTCGACCGGAGCGTGACGGTTCTGCGGCACGTGCTGGCGCCGGATGGGTTCGGCGATACGCGCTCGACGTGGGTCGATGTCGGCGACGTGCCGGCGGCGATCCGCGGCGTGGAGGGCGGCGAGCAGCTGACGGCCACGCAATTGCGCGGGCATAGCCGGCGCGTCGTGCGGATGCTGCGCGATGCCGCCGGCGCCGCGCTGACATCGGCCGACCGGCTGCAGATCGAGGGCGTGGCGCATGGCATCGCCTCGATCGCCGAGCTCGGCCGCGGGGTGGCGATCGAGGTGGTGGCCGAGGCGCGGACATCATGAGCAAGCGCAGCTCGTTCGGCGGCGTGGCCGACATGGACCGTGTGCTGGTGCGGATTGGCAAGGCGGTGTCGGGCCCCCGCGCCGTCGACGCGCTGATCGCCGGGGCGGAGCCGATTCGCGAGACGGCGGCCGCGCTGGCGCCGCGGCGATCGGGCCGGCTGGCGAACAGCATGGCGATCAGCGAGCATGCCGAGGGCGGTTCGGAGAGTTATGGCGCAGTGGCGACGGTCTATGTCGGGCCGTCGGCCGACGTCGACTATGCCGAGAAGGTCGAGACCGGCGACTATTCGGGCGAGCGCGTGCAGCCGCCCGAACCCTATTTGCGGCCCGCCTGGGACGAGCGGAAGGACGATGCGATCGTGGCGATCGCGGCGAGCCTGAACGCGACGATCGTCGCCGCGGCGAAAGGCTGACCATGGTCGAGACCGTGACATCCGCGCTGCGCGACCTGTGGAAGGCCGACGCGGCGGTGGCGGCGATCGCCGGCGAGGGCGTGTATCGCGACGAACTGCCGCAGACGGCGCCGACGCCGGCGCTGGTGATCTGGTTGATCAGCGATCCGCGGCCGGTGGTGCATGACGGTCCGGTCGGGTTCCGCCCCTCGCGCGTCCAGGTCGACGCGCTGGCGGCGTCGCCGGGGCTGGCGGACGAACTGGCCGAAGCGGCGATCGCGGCGGCGCAGCGCGGGGGCATCGTCGGCGGCGTGAAATTGGGGGCGGCGTTCGTGCTGAACGGCCGCAGCGGCGCGGGGCGACCCGGCGCCGGCCTCGACGATCCGGAGAGCCGGAAGTCGATCGATCTGGAAGTCTGGTGGAACCTGCTCTGAAAGGAATTTTGTCATGGGTTTTCGTGCAAAGATCACGGCCGCGATCGTCGGCTTTCTGTCGGGCGCGCCCGATCTCGGTACCGCGCGGCATGAGTTCGACGATACGACCGAAATCATGCTGGCGCTGGGCACTGGCGCCGACCAGGCCAACGCCATCTATTCGGACGATTTCACGATCGCGTCGGGCGCCACGCTGGTGCTCGACCTCGCCGGCGGCGTCACCAATGCGCTGGGCGTCACCTATACCTTCACCGCGATCAAGGCGCTGAAGATCGAGGCCGACGAGGGGAACACGCTGAACATCGTCTATGGCGGCGGCAGCAACCCGTTCCTCGGCTGGTTCGCCGATCCCACCGACAAGGGCGTGGTGCTTCCCGGCGGGGTGGCGCTGCATGTCGATCCCACGGCGGGCGGCAGGGCGGTGACCGCCGCGACCGGCGACCTGCTGCTGCTCGCGCTGAGCGGCACCGGCAGTTCGGTGTCGGGCCGGATCACGATCGTCGGCGAGGCCTGATCTCGCCGGTTTCTCTGTTTAACGAAAGGATTTTGCTATGAGCGATGGGCTGATCGGCTATGGAAGCGAATTCCATCTGGCCGACGAGAATGGCGCCCTGCAGCTGATGGGGCGGCTGAAAGAGATTGATCCGGGCGCGCCCGAATGGGGCACAACCGACAAGACGGGCTTCGATTCGCCGAACCGCACCGAAGAGGTGATGAAGACGATGAAGGCGCCGGGCACCGGCAAGTTCATGGTCTATTGGCTGCCTGGCACACTTACCGACACGCGTCTGCGGAACGCCTATGCGGACATCAATCCGCGCGCCTACAAGCTGATCGTGCCGGCAACGACGGGCACCTATGAGGCGACCGGCGACGTGCTGGTGCTTTCGGTCAAGCCGGCGGTGCCGCTGAAGGACGTGATGACCTCGGAAGTGAACCTGCAGTTCACCGGCGAGCGCGGCGACTGGGCGGCTTCGGCGTGACCTCAGTCAATCCCGTAAAGGGGCAGATCAAGCTCCACGCGCTCGACCAGGACTGGATCGCGGTCTCTGGCTTCACCGCGCTGTGCGAGATCGAGGAACGGTTCGACAAGCCGGCCTCGGAAGTGATGGCGGACCTGTTTCCGTCGCTCGACCCGGCCGATGCCGACGATCCCGCCAAGGTGGCCGCCGCCGCGAAGACGTTTCGATTCGCCAAGATCCGGCAGGTGATGAAGGCGATGCTGCAGCTGCATCAGCCCGATATCGACGATCTCACGGTCGGCGAGATCGTCCAGGAGGTCGGCCTGCAGCCGGCGATCGAGCTGATCCTGGGCGCGCTGATGCGCGCGATGGCGCCGGCGGAGGCCGGCGACAAAAACCCTCCCGGGAAGGGCCGCCGCAAAGGATCGACTGGGACGATCTGATCGCCGATTGGGTGCGGATGGGCCAATCGATCGAGACGTTCTGGTGGCAGACGCCGCGGACGTTTGCGGCGGTCAGGAAGGGTTATGTGCGGCGCCGGGACGATGACCACCGCGAATCGGCCTGGCTGGCGGTGCATGTCGGCATATTGTCGCAGGTGCAGATCGACCATATTCCGTCGCCGGCGGAATTGATCGAGGCGGAGAAGGGCGAACCGAAGCTGCTGAGCGATGACCAGATGCTGGCGCGGCTGCAGGCCAATCCGGCGGTGGCGCTGAGAAAAATGGAGGAAAAGGACTCGACGATCGACGACGACGGGCGCAGTTTCGCGGCAGGGAGGGACTCGTCATGCTGAAGATCGCCATAGCCGTCGCTGCAATTGTGGGGCTGGCCGGGCCGGCGCAACCGATGATCTGCACGCAAAGTGGATGCTGCTCGCACCATGAGGGTGTGTGCAGCTGCTCGGGTGGCCGGAAGAAGTGCTGCGACGGGACGCTTAGCCCAAGCTGCACATGCTGAAGCGATTGCGGGCGCTCCGCCGTGTGGAGCCGAAGCCGGTGGTCAAGCAGCCGCTGAGGATACGGATCGCCGTGTTCGTGTCTCCGCTGCTGTTCGGCGGGCTGGCGCTCAAACAGGCAAAGGATTTGCGATCGAAAGCGCGGATCGCCACATGGCTTGCGACAGGCGGCGATCGCATGTGGCGGCCGCGCGAGTTGACGCTGACCAACCGGAAGCGGCGGAGTTTCTGGCGGCCGTTCGGGAAGAAGCGGTAGCGGGGTTGAGGACTTATGCGACGTGCGATCATGGCAGGACTGACGGTATTGATCGTCGCGGTCGGCGGCTGGTATTTCTATTCGCCGATTTGGACTGTCAACCAGATGCGCGCCGCGGCCGATGCCGGGGACACGGGGCGGCTTGCCGAGTTTGTCGACTTTGCTGAGTTGCGGATAAGTGCGAGAGAAAAAATAAAAGCCAAGCTGGCTGCAGCATACAAAGCTAATGGCCATTCTGGGCCGGCACCGCTGGAAAATAGCATTGCATTGCAGATGATTAACGGATGGGTCAGTGAAGTGGCTGCACCAATCCAAATTCGGGCCATCTTCATGGCAGACAAGACGTGGGTTGGGCGCAATCCTGCAAGGTTTGACGCTGCGAGTGATCGCGCCGTGGTCGCTCGCATGTCGCCGAATAGGTTCTGGCTGCAGGATCAGGATAGACCTGACTTGGGTGTTGGATTTACACGTGACGGAATTGGCTGGAAGCTTACGGAAATTCAGATTCCTAAGTGATTAGCTGATAAGGCCTTTCGCTAAGAGACGGCGGATGGCTTCGGGCCTCGTTGGGACATCGGATTGGTGACGGCGCCAATCGTCAAGCGCATCGAGCATCTGCCGCTCAATGCGGACGTTGACAGCTTCGCTATCAACGGAAGGCCGCCCTTTTGGTTTTTTAGAGCCATAAATTGACATTGAGATTTGATAGCGCCATAAACGGCGAAGCGGAAGAGTGTTTGCACCACTCCTCCGCTCCTAACCACTCGCACGGAGGATCCCATGCAACCGGCTAATAGGCGCGATAGCATTCGCACCGGGGCAAATGCACCCGGAAATGAGGACGTGATTTCCATCGGCATGACGGATGAGTGCCGGGTTGCGCTGCTCAACTATCACATCACATATTTCGAACGGCGGATCGAAGGGCTGAAGGGCATGTCCGGTGCGCTGGCGCAAATCCAAAACCTCGACAATGCGCTGTCAATGGCTCTGGTGGGGATGGAGGATGTCTGCCTGGACCTGCTGGAAGAGATGGATAAGGTTCGGGAAAAGGTGGTGAACGCATGAGCGCGGTGGCATTGCAGAGCTTCGGCTTTGGCAACCAACTGGTGCGGGTCTCGGACCGCGACGGAGTGGCTTGGTTCGTCGGCAACGACGTCTGTGAAGCGCTGGAGATCGTCAACAGAAGTCAGGCTTTGGCACGGCTTGAGGGTGACGAGAGAGATGAGGTCTGTATTGTAGACCCCATCGGTCGGCAGCAGTTGACCACCATCATCTCCGAGTCCGGCATGTACGCGCTGATCTTCACCAGCCGGAAGCCGGCGGCGAAGCTGTTCCGGCGCTGGGTGACGGGGGAAGTGCTGCCGGCGATCCGGACGACGGGTCGGTATGAGGTGGCGAACGACGAGGTTGGCGCGCCGGCCTTTGCCGAGCCGGTGACGCCCGACGAGTTCGAGGTACTTCGCGCCAGGCTGTCGATCGTCAAGGAGGCGCGGATCGCGTTCGGGGTGCGCGCGGCGCGGAAGGCCTGGCGGCTGGCGGGCCTGCCCGACCTGACGCCCGAGCCGCAGGACATCGAATATCATCCGGTGGGTGTGATCGCGACGCTGCATCAGAGCATCGCCGACTGGATGGATGCGCGGACGGAGGCGGCACCGGGACATCGTGAGGGATCGACCGCGCTGTTCCGCGACTATCTGGACTGGGCGAAGGCGAATGCCGTGCCGCGGGCGGAGATCGTGTCGCACAAGGTGTTCAGCGTGACGCTGAGCCATTGCGGTGTGGTGTCGCTCAAATCGAACGGCGTGTTCAAGATCGGGCTGCGGCTGGTGGCGAAATGATCGGCCGTGACATGGTGGAGCGCAGCCGGCGGGCTGCGGCCGATCGCGTCAAGCGCGAGGTGAAGAAGGCGCTGCGGCCGAAGGTGATCGTGGCGGCTTTGGTAAGCACATGCGTTTCGGCGCTGATTTCGAGGGGTGGGTGATATGGATCAGACTGCTGTGTTGAAGGCGCGGATCGCTGCGCTGGAAACTGAACTCTATGGGATGTTCATGACCGATCAGGAGCATATTCGGATCGAGGAAGAGAGATTGGAACGGTGCCAGGCGTGGAAGGCCGGATTGACTGAAATGCGCTTTCTGCCTCCCGACCTAATCGATGTTGGAGAGAGCGGTATGGGCTATGTCTCAATCTCATTCATCGAGCATCCAATCGGTACGCTACACTTTCTCAGGGTGGCGCTAAAGGATCTTCCGCGCGAGTTCGCCGGTTTGCATGATCAGGAACGTGCCGTCAGTCCGTTCCTCAACCCCCATATTCGTCGAGGTTCGCCAAGACTTCATGCCGTCGACGCGCCCAGCCCTATCGTAACCGTCGGCGCGTAGGATTTGTTGGTACTGGATGATTTTATAGCGGGTGCCGCCGTCGGTTACGACGATCAGCGCCTGGATAACCTCTTCCATATCTGCCTCCGTTCTGAACGGGGCGCACGATAGACTGAGACGATCAAGAGTCGAGTCACAGGGCCGTCCCGATGGGGCGGCCCTTTTCATTTGAGGAAACACCATGGCGAACGATGCGGAGGTCGGGCGGCTGCACGGCGCGCTCGAGCTCGACAATGAGGGTTTCCTGCATGCGCTGGCGGAGGGCCGGCGGGCGCTGGTGGATTTCGCGCATGCGGTGCAGGGGCAACTCGCCAAACTCAACGACGAGATCAACCGGTTCAGCGCGGGGCTGACGATCGGCATCACGGTGCCGGTTGCGCTGGCGTCGCGCGCGTTCATCAACGCCGCCAGCGACGTCGAGGAGATGCGATCGGCGTTCGGCTTCACCTTCGGTTCGATGTCGAAGGATGTCGAGAAGTGGGCAGTCAGCACCGGCGATTCGATCGGCCGCGCGACCTATGAGCTGCAGCAGGGCGCGCTGGCGTTTCAGCAGATGTTCCGGGTGGCGGCGCCGACCGCGCAGGCCGCGGCCGACATGTCGAAGCAATTCGCGCTGCTCGCGCAGGATCTGTCGAGCTTCTACAACACCTCGCCCGAAGTCGCGCTGCAGAAGCTGCGGTCGGCGCTGCAGGGCGAGAGCGAGCCGATCCGCGATTTCGGCGTCTTCCTCAACGAGACGGTGGTGGCGCAGGAGGCGCTGCGGATGGGGCTGGGGAAGACGGCAAAGGCGTTGACCGAGCAGGACAAGATCCTCGCGCGCGCTTCGATCATCCTGCGCGATACGGCGACGGCGCAGGGCGATGCGGAGCGGACAGCCGGCAGCTACGCCAACCAGCTGCGCGCGCTGAGTGCGCAATGGACCGAGCTGAAGGTGAGCTTCGGCGAGATATTGCTGCCGATCGCGACCAAGGTGGTGACCGCGATCGCGGCGGTGGTGAAATGGTTCGGCGAACTGCCGCGGCCGGTGAAGGTGGCGATGGTGGCTGTGGCCGGGTTCGCGGCGGCGCTGGGGCCGCTGCTGTTCGTGGTCAAGGGCATCGGGCTGTTCATGCTGACGGGATCGCTGGCAACGTCGTTCGGTCTGCTCGGCAAGGCGCTGGCGTTCATCATCAGTCCGATCCAGACGCTGGTGCAATGGATCGGATCGATGCTGCTGTCGTTTGGCAGCATCGGTGGAGCCCTGAGCGCGGCGGGGGGGCTGATCCTCGCGATCGCGCGGCCGGTTGCGATCGCGGTCGCGGCGTTCGTGGTGTTTCGCGATTATGTGCTGCCGGTGCTGCAGCAATTGGCGGCGCAGATCGAGCGGACGTTCGGGCCGCGGGTGACGGCGCTGATCGACCAGTTCCAGGCGATCTTCGCGAAGCTGCAGAATGGGCCGATCGGCGAGGCGATCAACAAGATCGTCGCGCTGATGGGCGTGTTGCTGGACATCGTCGGGGTGTTGACGGCCGCGATCGTCAAGCAGTTCGGGCAGACGATCATCGTCGCGATCGACATTGCATTGACCGCGTTCGAAGCCGTCGTCGACATGATCTCGGGCGTCGTCGATCTGGTTACCGCGCTGCTGACCGGCGACTGGAAAGGCGCATGGGATGCTGCGGGCGGGATCGTCAAAAGCTTTACAGATGGCATCGTGGCGACGCTCGCTGCGGCGTTTCCCGGTGTCGATGGGCAGTTGAAGGCGATCTACGAATCGGCCAAGAAGTGGCTGGGCGTCGGCTTCGACCAAGTCAGTAAGTGGGTCAACGATGCGGTGGCCGGCATGGCGAAGATGTTCACGTCGACCTTCGGTGGAATGGCTGAAACGGTCAGCACGTTTTATCAGCAGGCCAAGAAATATCTGGTCGACTATATGGCGCCGATCCTCGACTGGATGAGCCAGTTCGTCGATGCGATTGCGAAGTTGTGGGACAGCTTCAAGAAGGGCGTCGTCGTCAAGCCGCACCTTGACGGCGGGCACCACAGCAAGGGCGGCTATGGCGAACTGACCGACGCCGAAAAAGCGTTGCTGGCGAAGCCGGGCGCCGCCGTCGCCGAACCGGACAAGAAGAAGACACCGAAGGCAAAGACCGGCAAGTCGGCAGAAGAGATCGAGGCGGACTATCAGGAACAGTTGCGGCAACTGCGGATCGAAGAACTGCGCGCGCGCCTCGATCTGGCCACCAATGCCGAGGCGCGGGCCGAACTCGAGCGGGAAATCCTGCGCGAGGAATATGCGGGGCGCGTCGCCGACATCAAGGCGAACAAGGATTTCAACGCCGCGCAGAAGGCGGCGCAGATTGCCGCGATCGAAAAACTGTATGGCGGCAATCAACTGGTCGGTGAGGAGCAGACGCTGACTGGCGGCGGCCTATATTCACAGTCGATCTCGAAGGAACTGGCGGAAAAGCGCCGCCGGCTTGAGGATGACGCGATTGCCCGTCAGCGCGCCGCGCTGGAAGCGGAGGCTGGTCTCGAGCAATCGCGGCAAGGCCGGCTCGTGATCGAACGGAAGATCCTCGACCTTTCCGAAAAGTCGGCACGTTCGAAACTTGAAGAGCAGATCGCCAACGGGGAGATCGCCGATGCTGCCCAGGCGCGCGCCGATCTGGAGCGCTCGCTGGCGGCGAAGCGCAAAGGCACGGAGCGCGAGTATCAGGGGCCGTTGGCCGGCTATCTCGACAGCATTCCCAAAGACCTCGCCGGCATCAACGACCAGCTCGAAACGATCGCGGTCAAGCAGTTGAAGCGCGTCGAGGACGGGTTCGCGAACATCGCGACCAAGGTGCTGGGCCTGCATGGCGCGCTGGGCGAGGTGATTGCCGATCTGCTGCGGATCGTGGCGCAGCAGGCGATCCTGGCGGCGAGCAAGGGTGGCGGCGGTTTCAGCGGTTTCCTGTCGAGCGTCGGGCAGGCCTTTGCCGGGTTCACCGGCGGCGGTTCGGGTGGCGTCACCGGTGCGGAGGCATCGTCCTGGTCGACATCGTCGAGCCTGCCCGGCTGGGCGAGCGGCGGCAGCGGCACGATCGTCGGCCGGCGCGGGGTCGATGCGAACATGCTGCAGATCAACGGTGTCGACGCGGCGCGGGTGTCGCACGGCGAGCGGATCAGGGTCGAGCCGGCAGGTGGCGGCGGTGGGCGTGGCGGCATGACGGTGCACATGCCGATCACGCTGAATGCGCCCGGCGCCGACGCCGCGGCGCTCGGGCGCCTGCAGACCGAGGTGCGGACGTTGAAGGCCGAGCTGCCGGGGCGGGCGATCGCGGCGGTTCTCGAAGCCCAGGCGCGGCGGATCACCTGATGGCGATCGTCTATCCCCGGTCGATGCCGGACGTGCCCGGGATGTCGGGGCGGCTCGTGCTCGAGCGCGTCGACTATCTGTCGCCCGAGCGGACAGGTGTGATCGGCGCGGTGACCGCCGGCTGGCCGCTGTGGCGGATGGTGTTGAGCTTCAACAATTTGAGCATCGAGCGCGACGATGTCTTGACGGCGTGGGTCGACAGCCTGCGGGGCGTCCAGAAGCGGTTTCTGGGCTATGACCAGTCGCGGCCGGTGCCGCGCTATCACGCCGGCGGCAAGGCGTTCACGGCGACGACGGAGACATGGTCGCAGAGCGTGGACGGCGAGGGGACCTGCAATTTGTCACTGGGCGATCTGCTGATCGGGCAGGTGTTTTCACCGCGCGATTATATCGGCTTCGAATGGGGCGACGGCCGGCGCGCGCTGGTGCGGTGCCTCGAGGGCGGGATCGTCGATGTCTCGGGCGAGGTGACGATCGCGGTGGAGCCCGCCGTGCATGCCGTGGTGCCCGATGATGCCGTCGTCAATCTGGTGCGGCCGACCTGCCTGATGCGGCTGATCGTCGATCAGACCGAGTTGGCCGAACAGCGGCTTGGTTTCGTCCCCGCCGGCAGCCGGATCGCCGGCATACAGGACATTATCGCGTGAAGCTGATTTCGGCGCCGGCGCTGGCGGCGATGACGGCGGGGGCGGCGATCGTCAGCGGGGCGGTGGCGATCTTCTGTTCGCCGGTGGTGCGCGTGTTCGGCGGCTATGGCGCGCTGGAGATCGAGGGCGAGCAATATGCCGGCCTGGGCGATCGGGCGATGGCACAGGTGACCGGCGGCGCGGTGGGCGGATCGGAGCAGAATGTCACGCTGACACTGTCGGGCATCGATCCGGAGGCGATGGCGCTGTTCGAGGCCGACGAGTTGATGGGCGCGTCGGCCGTGGTCTATCGGATGATCTTCGACGGCAGCGGCACCGAGATGCTCGACGTGCGGCCGTACAAGCGCGGCCGGATCGACGACGTACCGATCGACGAGGTGATCGGCGGGCCATCGACGATCACGGCGGAGGTGGAAAGCGCGGCGCGCGGGCTGGGGCGCAATGGCGGGCGGATGCGATCGGATGCCGACCAGAGGCTGATCGATCCGCTCGACGGGTTCTTCAAGCACAATAGTTTCGCGGGAGAGAAGTCGATTTACTTCGGTGGCAAGATCTCCAGCGCCGCGAAGTCGGGCGTCTAATGCGCGACCATGTGGGGCTGCGGTGCTTTCTGGCCGAGCGGCGGTCGATGCCGTTCGCCTGGGGGCGGCATGCGAATGACTGCGGCAGCTTCGCGCTGGCCGCGATCGTGGCGCAAACGGGCCGCGATGTGCTGCCCGGCGTGACATGGTCGACCGCGCGCGGCGCCGCGCGGGTGATGGCGCGGCATGGCGGGATCGAGGCGATGACCGATGGCGCGCTGCGGCGGATCACGCCGGCGCGGGCGATGCGCGGCGACGTGGCGTCGGTGCGCGATCTTCTGCGCGGCGGCGACTGGATCAGCCTGGTGATCGTCGAGGGCGAGATGCTGGCGGGCCCGGGTGACGGCGGCATCGTGCGGCTGCCGCGATCGGCGATGCTCGCCGCCTGGTCGGTGGACTGACCATGGGCAAGATCGTCAACTATATCCTCTCGCCGCTGTCGCTGGTCGACAAGACGCTGGGCGGGATCGCATCGGGCGCTGCGCTGGTCGCCGCCGGCATCGTCACTGGCAATCCGGCGCTGATCGCGGCGGGCGTCAGCCGGATCGCGGGCGCGATCGCGGCCGCCAACATGAAGGCGCGGGACGCGCAGGCTACGTCGGTGCAGCTGGGCGAGGTGCCGCGCGGCGGCATCATCGGCAAGGCGGGGGTGGCAGGATCGCTGGTCGATGCGTTCAACTGGGGCGGCAAATATGGCACCGACTGGACCGTCCTCGTGCTCGCGCTGGCGGATCATCGCTGCGAGGCGCTGGAAGGCTTCTATGTCGGCGAAGACTATGTGGCGTTCGCGGGCGACGGTGTCGTCACGGGCTATAAAGAGCAGCTCGAGGTCTATTGGCGGCCCGGGACGTGGGACCAGGCGGTGCCGAGCTATCTGACCACGCATGCGCCGCCGTTTCCGACGGGGCACGCGCTGGCGGGGCAGCCGACGTGGACGGCGGACGATCGCGGCCGCGGGGTCAGCTATGTCGTAGTGGCGTACAAGGCCGACAAGAGCGACGCGAAATCGCCGGTGTGGACCAATGGCCGCCCGCAATTCCTGTGGGTGGTCAAGGGCATGCTCTGTTATTCGGCGCGCGACGACACGACGGTCGGCGGCAGCGGCGCGCATCGCTGGGACGATCCGGACACGCGCGAATGGTCAGACAATCTGATCGATGCGCGCTATACGTGGGTGCGCGGGCTCTATGCGGGTGACCTGGTCGACCAGCCCGAGATGCTGCTGCTCGGCCGCGGGCTGACCGCGGTGGAGGCGCCGCCCGAGAATGTGTTCGTGCCGGCGAACGTCTGCGACGAGCCGGTGGCGTTGAAGGCGGGCGGGACCGAGCCGCGCTATCGCGCGAACGGGACGTTCACGGCGAGCCAGCCCTATATCGAAATCGAGCAGATGTTCGAGGCGGCGTGCGGCGGGACGATCGTCGAGCGCGAAGGCAGCGTCGAGATCGAACCCGGCCAGGCCAAGGCGCCGGCGTGGTTCATCACCGACGACGATCTGGTGACGGGCACGGCGGTGAAGCGCCGCGACCTGCCGGTGCGGACCGATAGCGAATGGGTCAACACGGTCGCGGTCCGCTATGTCGAGCCGACGCAGAAGTACAAGGATCATGGCGCGCCGGTGCGGCGCGACACCGACGACGTGATCGCCGACGAAGGCCCGCGCGAATCGACGCCTGCGCTCGACCTGGTCACCAGCGGCACGCAGGCGCAGCGGATCGGCGAGCAGAAGCGGCGGCTGGGGCGGCTGTGGAAGCGGCGCACGATCACGCTGCCGCCGCGGTTCGCCGGCGCCGAGCATGGCGACTGGCTGCAATGGGATTCGGCGCGGTATGGCGGCACGGCGCTGTTCCGGATCGAGAGCGACGCGCTGGGACCCGACTGGCGCAACACGCTGACCTTGCGCGAGGT